AACGCCGCCGCACTAGCCTCCATGTTCCGCTGCTGCTCAGCAGACTGCTCAGCAAGCACACGCTCAACCGTCTGAGGGGAAAGACCCAGACGCTCAAGCAAGAAGCCCATAGGCAGACCTATCGCACGCAACTTCGTAGCACCGTCAATCCGCTGAGCATCACTACGACGCTCCAGATCAACCCACACAGTCTCCGCATCCTCAGGGACGTTCATCCCGATCATGCGACCGCCGATACGCAGCGCGTACTCCCAGGACTCACCCCAGTTCTGTTGACGCTCCTGCACCTTCGCAGTCAAGCCAGCCTCAAGCGCAATCAACGCTTCCGCGCTGATGTTTGAGATAGACATAGGCGACAGCAGATGCGGAGGCGTCTGAGTGATCGCAGCAGCCGCACGAATGTCAGCATCCACCGCTTCAAGATGCTCACGGAATGATGAAGCGTTCCACTCGCCAAACTTCGTATTCGGATCCTCGCTCACAACGAGCTGATCCACACCAACCTCAAACGGAGGGATCGCCTTACCGTTCGCGTCCGTATCAACGCTGATACCCGCAACCCAACGCTGCTTCCACGCAGCCGCACGCTGCACCAGCAGACGGTCAGCCACCGTCTGAATGATGCGACGCTGAATCGGAGCAACAAGACCAACCTCAGACTGCGACCAGCCACGCGAGTCCAAGCGGTTACCGAACCGAACAATCGGAACCTCACCAGCCGCGTGCTCTATGCGCCCGACCTCTTCCCAACCGCGAGCGCGATCATCCTTGCGCTCAAAGCGGTGAATGAAGTCTTCGGTGTAAAGCCACCCACGGCGACCAGCGACCTTCGCCGCCACACGCACCTTCGTCGGGTCATAGTCATCAAACTTCACCGACATCTGCAACGGAGACTCAGCGCGGAAGATCGGGAACTCGCCCCCAGGCGTCACCGACACATAACCGTCACCGAAGACCAACGCATCGCGGTACACCATCGTCTGACGGGCATCCATGTAGGAGTATTGGAACCACTCCCACAGACGCTCATCGAACTCATCCAGATACGACGTGCGGAACCCGCCCACGCGCATACGGTCAACCACCGCGCTAACCACAAGCGAGCAGATCGGCAGATCCGCGCGACTCAGCAAGTCGTCATACTCAAAGGCCAGGGCCGTGCGGTTCGTAGACGGCAAGCCAGCACGCTCAAACTCACCCCGCGAATACTTATCCCATCGAGCGAGGTAGTTCCAGTTATTGTCGTCAAGAACGTCAGTAAAGTCTTGAACGATAGACATACGGCCCCTTCCTGGGAGCATCACGACGCACCTGGCGTCTGTCAGAACGCAAACACGCGCGGAGTCTCTTTCGTCTTCCGATTGCGCCAGTATTCGACGCGATCAAGACTCATCACCGCACAGACAGCCAAGTCAATCTTCCGGCTGGTTCCGCGCGACTCCTTAGCCAGTCGGGAGCCACGGTTGTCAACCTTCAACACCGCAGATGACACATGGCGTGCCAGACGCTTATCGCCATCATGCGTGATTGACTTGTTCATTACCGCTTCATAGAAACGCGAAGTCGCAGGACTCATACGCGAAGCAGTCTGAGGGAACTCCACAATCGGCAAACCCTCATCAGCCAGAACCTGCATCGAGCGCGCCCACCTGTACGGGTCACACGCAATCTCAAGCACATTCCAACGCTTCGCCGCGTCACGGACAGCCTCTTCAACATCCAAGATGTCAACCGTCCAATGCTGGTCAGCCTCAGGCGGTCGCTCCCACGCACCAGCCACGCCGATATGCGGAAACACGTCCTTGTCATCCGGAACCTCAGCAACCACCAGGGCAGTTGAGTCACCGTTGTAAGAACCATCCAACGCCAACACGACGCGCGCGCCATCGGGGATCGCCCGATCATCAGCACACGCATCCCACGCGCCAGTAGGCAGCCACGAAGTTGTCGCATCCACCCACAAGTTCAGACGCTTAGTCCTGAACTCAGCCTCCGGTGTTCGTAACACCGCAGACTCAAAGTCTTCTTTCGACTGAAGATCACCCAAGCCAGGATTCGCCTCAGCCCACACCTTCGGATCCCGATGATCAGACTCAGGCTTCTTCGGTGACCACCACGCCAGCCCGAACGAGTCATCCTCAATCTCGCCCTCAGCCACACGCACGCCATAGTTGTAAAGCCCGTAACACAACGACTCAGCACCATGACGGTTGAACTTCGTGCCCGCCGTAGTGATCCCGACCATCTGCGGGTCAGTACGCGCCGCCGACGATTGAACTTCGTGCCCGCCGTAGTGATCCCGACCATCTGCGGGTCAGTACGCGCCGCCGTAGCCAGAGACATCACGTCCCACAGTTCACGGTCAGGCAGCGCGTGAACCTCATCCACAATGACGTAAGACGGATTCAGACCCTCAAGTTGCGGAGCCTCCGCGCTCATCACGCGCATCACCGAACCCGTGCCAGGCAACTCAATCGCGTCCTTGAACAGGCGAACCATGCCGTTCAGTTCAGGATCCATCTCCACCATGCGCTTAGTCGTGCCGAACACGATCCGCGCCTGATCCCTCGATGTCGCCAGCGTGAAGACCTCGCCGCCCTCCGGCCCAAGCACCAACTCATAGAGAGCAAGACCCGACAGCAACGCAGACTTACCCGACTTACGCGGCAAGCCAATCAGAGCTTGACGAAACTGCTTCTTGCCATCAGGACGCCTAGCGTTCACCCAACTGAGCAGATTCCGCTGCCACGGACGCAACTCGATTGGATCGCCAACGCGACCGCCCACAGAGTCCTTCACCACGCGGCAATACGTCTCAATGAACTCAGACGCGAACTGACCGTCACCACGCTTCGCTGCTGAGGGCTTGACCTTCGTTAGATAGCGAGGGGGCCAGCCCTTCGTGCTCACCGTGCAGCCTTCTGCTGCCGTAACTTCTCAAGCGTTGACTGCGCCTTCACCTCAGCCAGCCCTAGCCGCGCCCGATCAGCCGGAGTCAGTCCCAACAGGGACATCATCTTCAGCATCTCGCCCTGAAGCGTTGAGAGCATCCCCACCAGCGGATTCGCGTAGGCGTAGCCCTTGTCGGTCAGCAGCACATCATCGGTCTGCTTCAACTGCTCAGAGAGGTGCTGCTTGCGATCAGCCATCTCACAGAACTGCACAATCAACGGTCGGTCAGACTCACCAAGCCACGGAGACGCTGCTGTCACCTGATTCCACATCTCAAGCCCTGCATCGCCAATATGACCTGGCGGCAGACCAATCGCAGAGATCGCGTGCGTCTCCGCGATGTCAGGCAACGCGCGCTTACCTGGGTTGCCGAGCGCACGCTTCTTCTCGATGGGGGTTGGTGCTGTCATGGGTGACCTCCTGGGTCGTCATCGGCTGCGTCTAGCAGTCGGAAAGTCTTGTCCGGATACCGGATAATGGGTGGGGGCTGAACTGCGGCGAGGTGCACGGCGTGGGCGCGGAGCAGCCGGCTGATTCCGGGGAGTCGGGTATGCCCCCTATGTCCGATTTGTACCCTGCTCAGAGCTTGACTTCACCGAATGGCAGTCACCACAAAGCGTCTGCATATTGCTCAACTCCGACGAACCACCACGGCTCAACGCCAGCATGTGATCCGCCTGCAACTTCCGGCCCGACGGATCAACCAAGCCGCACGACTGACAAGTGAAGAAGTCGCGCTCCAACGTCTGACGCCTCAACTTGCGCCGCGAGTACGACGAACCGCGCAGATGCGGCGAGCCACCTGGCTTCCGCACCGTGTGCGCCTCACATCGAGACTCAAACTGCTCAACTCCGACGAACCACCACGGCTCAACGCCAGCATGTGATCTGCCTGCAACTTCCGGCCCGACGGATCAACCAAGCCGCACGACTGACAAGTGAAGAAGTCGCGCTCCAACGTCTGACGCCTCAACTTGCGCCGCGAGTACGACGACCCGCGCAGATGCGGAGAGCCACCTGGCTTCCGAACTGTGTGCGCCTCACATCGAGACTCAAACGACAACTCACCACAGACCACGCAAGGACGCGGGAACTTGCGCCGCGTAGCCATCGCTCAATACCAACCCTTAGCGTGCGCCTTGCACACCGCTATCGCCGGAGCCGGGTCAGGAGCAGGCTTCGGGTGAGCCACTAGAGATGCGTCCCGACCACAGATACGCCCCGACTCGCGCCGATGCTGACACCGGAATCCACTAGCCCGAAGGATCCGCAGTCGTGTAAGACCAGACATCAACGCTCCCTACAAAGAAGAAAGACCACTCAAGAAGCACCCTCAAGAGGCACGCGCTTGCGTGAGTGGTCAGGCAGATTGCCCTCTACTTAGAACAGCGGATATGAGTGGACACAATAGAGCACTACTCAGTAGTGCGACATCCCGCCAGCGGGTTGTCACGCTACTGAGTAATAGGCTCCCGCCATGATCGCAGGCTACGCACGGCTATCCATAGCCAAGGACACAAGCGCATCCATCGAGTCTCAGACTGCCATGCTCCAACGCTACGCAGAGGCTCACGGAGAAGAACTCACCCTCTACATAGACGACGGATTCTCAGGATCCAAGGACATCGAACGGCCCGCATACGAACGGATGCTCGCCGCCATCCGATCCGGACTCCATGACACCGTGGTCGTCAAGTCCGTAGACCGACTAAGCCGACGGCTACGCGGATTCCTAGAACTCGCAGACGAAGCCAGGGTCATCACCATCGAAGGCGGGCTAGACACCGGAACGCCCACCGGACGAATGATGCTCAGCCTGCTCTCCACCTTCGCCCAGTTTGAGGCAGACGCCATGAGCCAACGCCAACTAGTCAGCCAGAAGTTCAGACGCGAGCAAGGCAGGGCTATGGGACTCGCGCCCTACGGCTACCGACACGAAGAACGCGAAGACGGAACCTGGCGGGTCATAGACGACCATGAAGCCCACGTCATCCGCGACCTAGCCGACGCTCTGCTATCCGGCGCATCCTTCAGATCCCTCGCTGACCAGCTCAACGAGCAAGGCGAACGCACCAGACGCGGCAACCTATGGAGCGCAGCCACAGTCGGCAAAGTCATGAGCAACCCACAGATCGCAGGGATGCGAGTCCACGACAACGATGTCCTGCGCGGAGACAACGGACTGCCCATCATTGACGACCACCTAGCCATCGTCTCCATGACTGAATGGAGCAGAATGGAAGAAGCCAGGGCCAAGCGCAGAGTCGTGCAGACACGCACAACTGACCCGCTGCTGCTTCAAGGCATCGCTGTCTGCGCCTCCTGCGGTCGGTACATGACACGGCAGACGCACACACTCAAAGGCCACGAATACCGCAACTACGCCTGCACCGCAGACACCAGAACTCGATGCCCAAGCAGACCACATATCAGCCAACGCAAACTGGACAACTACATCAAGGAACTCCTGGCTCCGTTGATGTCCATGCCGATCTACGAAACGATCCGAGTAGAAGACCCCATCGCCCTAGACCAACGCGCCCTCATCCAACGCGAGATTGACGCGCTCGCCGCAAGCATCAGCACCGCCAACAGCAGCGACATCGCAGACATCAGCGAGCGCATCACATCTCTGCGCCGCCAGCACGATGAGATCGTGGTGGAGACGATTGAAGAGCAGATAGACACCGGAAAGACCGGAGCAGAACTGTGGGAAACAGACCCCAGGTTCGTCGTTGAGCAGGCCATTGAGGAGATTCAGATCAAGCCCGCCGGCGAAGGCAACACCAGAGCAGACGTGAAAGATCGAGTGGACGTGATCTTCAAGTCCTAGTCAGCCCACTCCCGATGACACGTCGCACACATCGGAGCCGGATACCAATAGCGCACGCCCGCGCTGTCGCACATACGGCAACGCGGCTCCTCAGGGTCTACCGTTCCCATTCGTTCTCACGCTCCCGACTGTTCTTAGGCTTGCGCTTGTACCTGGCCTTGTTCCGATGCTTCGACGCCGCGCTTGAACGCCGCAGATCGAGCACACGCTGCTGGTGCTCAGCAGTTCTCCGTTGCCCACTCACGGCAACTCCTCAAGGCAGTCCGTACAGACGTGATGCGTCCCAACGTCATCGCCACAGTTGACGCATGGCGTATCAACGCACACCAGATCGCTCATGCCGCCAGGACGCATCACCGGATGACTAGACAAGTTCGTCACCCATCCAGTCATAAAGACCCGCCCGTTGCGCCTCCCGCACAAGCTCACGGGCCGCTGCCTCAGCGCGTCGGTCAGCGTTGACCTCATCCCACGCCTGCTCCACGGCTTCTTCATACGTCTCCGGCCCTTCATGCTTCTCAGGCCCGTTACGCGCGCACTTGTGCGCCGTGATCACAAAGTCAGCGTGCTCGATGTATTCGCCGTTCGCGTCCCTCACCGGATAGTGATCACCGCACATGATCGGCTCCATCACATCGCCACGGCTAGTGTCAGCCACATCCACAAACACGCAGCCGTAATCCCAGTCAATCTTGCAGTCATCGCGCAACTGCCAAGTATCAGCCTGAGCGATCAACTCGCGCAGATCGCCAAGCGACCACACCTGCGCCTTGATCGTTGCGTAACCCATCACTTC